GGCCGAGCGGGCAGGGCGACGGTCGGCTTTTTTCACGTCATCGAACACAAGTGTGGAGTAGCGATCAAAGAGTGGGTCAAGGGGCGTAAGCCTGTCTTCCCGGATGTGGCCGAGTACCTGTTCGGCTATTTCCGGGAATTGTGCTGGACAAGGCGGCCCGGTTACAGCGGGCCGCTCAGTCTGGAATACCGGGAAATTGAAGCGTGGTGCAGGCTGACACGCAGGACGCTGGCCCAGTGGGAATTGCGAGTGCTTCTGGAAATGGACATCGCCTACCTGCAAGCGCTTCACGACAAGGACGAAGCGGAGAAGGTGCCGGAAGCGGCCATTCCCGGTGAAACCCTGTCGCCACGGCCCCTGACAGCAGAGCTTTTCGACAGCATCTTCAACAACGACAACCTGCCACGACACAAGCGGGGTGACGACTGATGTCCACCGCCGAGCTTGGTATTGTCGTCACCACGACTGGCGTCAAGGAAGCTGTCCCGGACCTTGCCAATCTGGCCGTTCAGACCGGGAAGACCGAAGCTGCTGTCGTCAGTCTTGCGCAGACCACCGCCACGCAGACGGCGGCGGCGGGCGCTTCCGTCACCAAGCTGTCCACGACCACCGCCGCGCAACTCGGCGCGACCGCCGCGCAGGCAGAGAGCTTCGGCAAGCGCCTTGAGCAGGCGCTGAACATCAAGACCCGCGCGCCTTCCAATGACGTGCTTGATTTCAACAAGATGTCGGCGGGCATCGACGCGCTCAGGAACAAGTACGCCCCGCTGCAAGCCGCCAGCGCGCAATATGAAAGGACCCTGACTGAAATCCGCATGGCCCAGACGCTGGGGGCCATCAGCACGGACGAGATGACCGCCGCGCTCAACCGGGAAACCATCGCCTTCCAGCGTTTGCAGGAACAACAGCAGAAGCTGGCAAGCCAGAGCGGCAAGCAGGGCGTGAACGACAATCGTGCGGGTGGGGCGGGCGGTGGTGCTACCGGTCGCGGCATGATGCAGACGAACCTGATGTACCAGTTTCAGGACATCGCGGTGACGACTGCCATGGGCATGAACCCGGCGATGATCGCCTTGCAGCAAGGCACGCAGCTTGCCGCCGGTATGCAGATGATGGGCGGTGCCAAAGAAGGCGTCATGGGCCTCGTTGGCGCGCTCAAGAGCATGTTCTCGCTTTCCAGCATGTTGCCCATCGTGGTGATCGGCATCGGCGCGGCGTTCATCCAGTGGGCCACCAAGGGCAAGGAGGAAGTCAAGTCGCTAGACGACGCGATGAAGCAGCATTCGGACACGATGAAGCTGCTTGATGACGTGTATGGCGACGTGGCGAAGAGCGCGAGCGATCTCATCACGACTGGGGGTATGGGTTTTGCGCTCAGCATGTTCAGTGCCGACAAGTCACAATTGGAGAAACAGGCCAAAGACCAACTGAAGATCATGACGGACGCTTTGAGCGGCCAAGGCGGCATATTGTCCACCATACTGATGGGTGGCGGCGGCAATATGCGGACATTTGAGCAAGAAGCTAAATCTAGTGGCTATGAACTTTACAAGGATGCTGTTGCTGAATTTATCGCTGGGGTGGCTGCGGGCACGCCCGATCTTGAGAAATTCAACGCTGAAGTTGACCGCTTGGCCGAAGCCAATTTGGCATTGGCCACTGACCCCAATGCTTTTATGAACCTTGCTGAGGGTATAAAGACGCTGGCTGCGGAAGCCAGTACTATTGAGGGTAAATTTGCAGCGTTCCAAGACCCCATTAATAGATTGATGGTCGGGTTCACCGATAAAAACCTGTCAGTCACTGTATTGCAAGAAATTATAGCTCAGTTCTTACAGATAGGTAGGGATAATGGTCTTGAAGAACAGGCCCGAGATGCAATTGTACTCGCCCAAGAACTTTTCAAAGTTCTGGATGCACTGAACCAGATTGAAACCGTCCAGAGACGGGCAAGAGAACTAAACGAAAATTTCAGGCGCAGCGAGGCGACATCAGACAGCGGTGTCCGGGGGTACAACGAGAGTGTCGAACGCGAGCGCGAGCGCGAGGACGCACGCATCGCTGCCCGGCGACAACAGACGGCGGCGCGCACCGACGCCGAGCGCATCGCGGCGGCCAAGGCCGAAGCGGCGGCGGCGAATATCGTCAAGGGTGCCCAGCGTGACCGGGAAATCGCCATCGCAGGTGAAGATGAAGCGCTGAAGATACAGCAGGAACACGCCGACGCCACCCGGACACGGACACAGGCGATGGACGACCTGCTGGCTAAGCAAGAACTGGAAATGGCGCTGATCGGCAAGACGGCGGGCGAGCAGGCCGCGTTGCGCGAAGAGTACCAGCGCACGTACGAATACAAGATGTATGCCCTTGAGCATGGCATCGAAATGGATCAGGCGGTGCTTGACCTGATCAAGGAAACAACTGCCGCTTATGGCGAGCAGGTGGACATGCTGAACCAGAAGAAGCTGGTTCAAGACCTGATCTTTGAGCGCTCGCTTATTGGGCTGAGCGCCGAAGAGAAGAGCATCGCGCAAAAGCTCCGGGGCACGGGCCTCAGCACGACCGGCCCCGAAGCGGATTACATGCGCGAGACGAGCCGACAGGAACGGGCAGCGGCAGACGCGCAGGAATGGCGCGACATGGGCCGCGCCACCGCCAGCGACTTTATGCACAGCATGTCGGACGCCCTCATTGAGGGTGGCGACGACATGGGCGAGGCCCTTATCAAGGCCATCGTCGGCGCGGCCCAGCGCACGCTGGACAAGATCATCGACAAGCTGATCAACCAGATTTTGGACGCCATATTCGGCGTTCCCGGAACAGGCGGCGCGGCAGGTCAAGGCGGCGGCTTGGCCGGGGTGGTCGGCGATGTCGTTGGCGATGTACTGGGCACAAATAATGGTGGTGGTGGCACTGGTGGTGTCGTCGGGGCGGTCATCGACGGGTTGAACCCATTCACGGCGGCGGCGGCTGGCAAGAACCCGGCGAACTATGCCCCCGGTGGTTATGGCGGCGGTGCTTTATCGGGTAGCAGTGTCTTGGGGCTGGCCCCTTATGAGGAGATGGTAGCGTTCGCCGAGAATGCGGCGAGAGTTCGCAACATAGACGTAGGTACTGCGGTTAAACTGATGAAGCATGAGGGGTTGCAGCCGGGCATATGGCAGTCGCTCGTTGGCAAGAAACAGGGTCGGCAGGAAACGTCCTATGGTGCCATGCAGCTTCTCAAGGGCGGCGGCCTCGGCGATGCCTTTGAAAGGGAAACCGGGCTAAGCGTTTCTGACCCAAGGACGTGGCGTCAGAACATCGAATTCGGTTTGAACGAAGCTGCCAGAAACAAAAGCTGGCAACCATGGTACGGGCGCGGCCCGGCCCGCATTGGTGTCAGGCAGGGTTTGGAAAATGCACGCCCGGTGCCATTGAGTGGCGCGTTCGGCATGGGCGGTGGTGGCGGCGTGGACGTTGCCGATGAACTGACCAAATCCACCAAGGCCGCTGCGGACGCGGCCACCAAGTCGGCCAGCGCACTGACCAGCGTCACCAAGGCGTCCACGGAAGCTGTCAGCGGCATCGGCGAGATGGGTTCAGTCGCAACCAAGGCGGCGAGCGCGCTGTCTCAGTTCCCGGCTGCGCCCTCGGGCGGCGGTGGCGGGTTCTTTGGCAGCATAGCCAAGATGTTTGGTGGCGGTGGCGGCTACAACAGCGCGGCGGGTGCGCTCATCAGCCCGCAGGCAAATGCGGCCATCATGTCTGGCGGTGGCGGCCTGTACCACAATGGCGGCATCGTCGGCATGGGCGGCGCGTCGCGGCGCTTCCCCAACATGATACCGTGGCTGACCGCGCCCCGGTTCCACGATGGCAATGCCAACCTGTTCGCGAGCGACGAATACCCCGCTGTCTTGCAGAAAGGTGAACTGGTCTACAAGAACAAGAGTGCCGCGATAGATAGCCTGATGCCTGAGCTTCTGGCTTCCTTCAAAGCAAGCGTCGTAACCGGGGAGGGTATTTCCAAGTTTCTCGGTTCGATAAAATCATTCGGCAAAAAAGTAGAAACAGCCGCTGCCTATGTCGATGATGGCACCGTCATCCGCTACAAGGGTTCCAACAAGGTCAATAAATATGGCGAGCTTGTTGACGCCAAGGGCAAGCTTGTCTGGGGCGCATCAGACCCGTTCATCGACACACCCGCAGGGCTGAAAGCCGACCCGCAGCCGGGCGGCTGGGACATGGGTGCATTCATGCGGACCTTTGAGAACGCGCCGCGCCTGCACAACGGCAACATCAAGAAGTTCGGGGCCGACGAGTATCCGGCGGTGCTGCGGCGGGGCGAGCCGGTGTTCCCATCGATGGCGTCGGCACAGGCCATGATGGGCGGCAACGCCTTCGTGAACGTCCACAACTATTCCGGCGCAAAGGTCACCACCAAGCAGACCAAGGACAACAAGGGCATGACCATCGACGTGATGGTTGACCGGCTGGTGGCTACCCAGATCGACCAGCGCGGCACGGCGTCGAACAATGCGATACGTTCCAAGTTCGCGGTCACCGAGAGATTGAGGCCGAGATAAAATGCCAGCGACTTGGCCCGACACATTGCCCCAGCAGTTCACGCGGGACGGCTTTCAGGACAGCTTCGCCGACAACCGGCTGGCGACCAACGCGGAAGTCGGCCCGGCGCTGATCCGCTCGCGCATGACCGCCATGGCCCGCCCCGTCACGGGCGTCATGCACATGACCAAGACCCAGTTGGAACGGCTGCGCAAATTCTGGAAGACCGACACGCTGGACGGGAAATTGCCCTTCTACTTTCCCGACCCGATTTTCGGCTACGGCTGGCGGCGCAACCTCATCCCCAACAGCACTCAGGTCGGGGCCGCAGTCGGTGTCCCCGGAACCCTGCCCACCGGCTGGGTCGGGGGAACCACGCAGAACGGTATTGCAAGAGAAGTTGAAGGGTTTAGCACCGAAGGCGGCATCCCCTATATAGATTTGAGGTTTAACGGCTACGCGACCAGCGGGCTTATTCACGATGTTACTTATGTGTCTTCCGCGCCAACTTCCACGGGACGGTTCACGCATAGCAATTACGTCAGGCTTATTGCTGGAACTACGGTCAATGTTTCCATGATACAATTGGTCATGGTCAGTACGCCTTCGGCCAGCAACCTGTTCGACATTTTGCCGAAGCTGACCAACGAGGCGCTGGTCACCCAGCGACACCAGCATTCATGGACGCCAACGGTAACCGGCCTGTCCGCCATGCAGTCGCGCATCCGCGTCCGGGCCGTGGTGGGCCTGCTGGTGGACATCACGCTGCGCATCGGTGGCGTGCAGATGGAAAAAGCCCCCTCGGCCACCGAGTTCATGCCGACGCCGGGTGACACCATGCCTGTCACTCGCTTCAGGCCCGGCGGCGCACCTCCGCAGCCCCTCCATATGGGCGGCGACGTGTGGGCCGTGAACATGGAACTGGAAATCTTTGAGACATGAGCAAGACGACCATATCGCTGAACTTCCGGGCGCAGATGCAGCTTCAGGAAAGCGACGAGATGGCAATCATGCTCATCACGCTGAAGCACCCGGACACGACCGAAATCATCCGGTTGAGCGGCGACGACACGGTGGTGCTTTCGAACAATCCCGAGATGGTCTGGGGCACGATCAGCGGCGGCGTGACCTACACCTATCGCCCCTTGAGCCTGCGCCTGCCCACCGACATGGCCGACCGCCCGCCCCGGATGCAACTGGTCGTTGAGAACGTTACCGGGGCCATGGTGGCGTTCACGGCCAGCATGATACAGCGCGGCACCTGCGACCTCGTCATCGTCGCGGCCAGCGCGGTGGACACCGTGCAGATA